AGAGACAATAGTGCTAGTGTGGTTGTTACTCCAGTTATCAATTTCTTTCGTAATGATTTAGCAAACCAACTTGCAGATGCTGATTACAGAGATGCAGATGATAACAGCAGTGTAAATGATTACTTTCAACGCACACAAGAGTTGACTGTTGATCCGCTTTACTTCTCTCAAGATTACCTACCAGAAGTAAAAGGCAGTAAACGTGTTACTTTGAGTTTTCCAGCTAGACGCTCAATTGGTCCAGTTTTAGCAACAGGAAGTGATGTCAGCACTGATGGTGAGACAATTATTCGGTTACCTGCTGATGCTGATCGTGGCACTATTGAGCTTGAATATTTTTATAAAGCAGATACTGATCCAGGCCCTGTATATCAAAATGGTACTATCAAAATTTTGTACAACAAATTGTTTGGTGGCACCGATGCAGTGAGTTTCAACGAAGATTACATCTTCACCGGTAACCCTAGTAAAGCTGGACTATTGGTGTTTGGTATTAGAGGAAGTTCTTTCCAAGGTAGTAACGCAAATGAAATCCATTTAAATGTATTCAATACTATTATTGATGCATTATCTCCAGTTGACGATGAGCTAGAATTCACAATCAAATATATAGCATAATGGTTGATAAAAATTTATTTGACAGAATCAAACTCTGGCGTGCTTTTCGCGAACAATTAGAAACAGCAGAAAATCCATTATTGGATGTAATTTATTTTTGGAACAATGTGCCTATCAGTAACATTGCTGCTGATCCATATGACAAGACAACATGGCCAGATCCTTGGGAGTTGCTCAAAGAAAACACCTACTGTGAATTTACAAAAATTCTTGCAATTTATTATACATTACAGTTAACTGACCGTTTTTCCCAGAGTGCTTTTGAGATACATATTGTACTAGACAAAAAAGAAAGTGCAATGAAGTATCTTCTTTTTGTTGACAATCAAGCAATAGGATACTATTATGATAGGAGCGTTGACACAAATGATTTACCAACTTTGGAATGTCAAATGCGATACGATACACTACCTACCTATTAATAAATACCTGATAACTAAAAAATAAAGGATAAAAATATGATTCAAGTTACCAAGCGTGACGGACGCCGTGAGCCGTTAGACATCGAAAAATTACACAAAGTTGTTTTTTATGCTACAGAAAATATTACAGGCGTCAGTCCAAGCGAGGTAGAAATTAAGAGTCAAATTCAGTTCTTCAATGGTATGAAGACCAGTGAAATCCAAGAAACACTGATCAAAGCAGCAGCAGATCTTATCAGTGAAGAAACACCCAACTATCAGTTTGTAGGTGGTAGACTGATCAATTATGCATTGCGCAAAGAAGTTTACAACGGCTACGAGCCATGCACAGTAAAAGAGTTGGTAGAGCGTAATACAGAACGTGGATTTTATGATCCAGAGCTGATCACATACTATGATGATGATGAGTGGGAAAAGATCAACAGCTTTGTAAAGCACGAGCGTGATGAGAACTTGACCTATGTTGCTATGGAGCAGTTGCGTGGTAAGTACTTGTGTCAGAATCGAGTAACAGGTGAAATTTTTGAAACACCACAGATGTGCTATGTTCTAATCGCAGCAACATTATTCCAAGGTTATCCAAAGGAGACTAGATTAAGATGGGTAAAAGATTACTATGACGCTATTAGTTTACATGATATTAGTCTACCCACTCCTGTTATGGCCGGCGTCAGAACTCCGCAGAGACAGTTCAGCAGTTGCGTTCTTATTGAAACTGACGATAGCCTTGATAGTATCAATGCTACTAGCGCAAGTGTTGTTAAGTACGTAAGTCAAAAAGCAGGCATTGGTATCGGCGGCGGTTCAATACGTGCTATTGGTAGCCCAATACGCAAAGGCGATGCCTATCACACAGGTATTATTCCGTTTTACAAAATGTTCCAAGCAGCAACAAAATCATGCAGTCAAGGCGGTGTGCGTGGCGGAGCAGCAACAATCTACTATCCAATTTGGCATTTAGAAGTAGAGGACATGCTGGTGCTTAAGAACAACAAAGGCACAGAAGAAAACCGTGTGCGTCATATGGATTATGGTGTGCAGTTTAACAAACTGATGTATGAAAGACTGATTACAGGCGGAGACATTACACTGTTCTCGCCAAGTGACGTACCAGGGCTATACGAAGCGTTCTTTGCTGACCAAGACAAGTTCCGTGAGCTATACGAAGCAGCAGAACGTAAAACAAGTATACGTAAGAAAACTATTCCGGCAGCAGCATTGTTCGGTGCGTTTATGGAAGAACGCAAAAACACAGGACGCATCTACTTACAAAACGTTGATAACGCAAACGACCACGGAGCATTCTTGCCAGACGTGGCACCTATTAGACAATCAAATCTTTGTGCAGAAATTGACTTGCCAACCAAGCCGCTAAAAGATCTAAACGATCCAGAAGGTGAAATCAGCCTATGCACATTGAGTGCTATCAACTGGGGAAATGTGCGTACACCAGCAGACTTTGAAAAGGCGTGTACACTAGCAGTTCGTGGATTAGATGCACTATTGAGTTATCAAGGATATCCAATTTTAGCAGCACAATTATCTACAGAAAAACGCCGTCCTATCGGTGTTGGTATTATTAACTTTGCGTACTGGATGGCCAAGCACGACTTAACATATCAAGACATCGATGCAGATGGACTAAACTTGATTGACGAATATGCAGAAGCATGGAGTTACTATCTAATCAAAGCAAGTGCAGACCTAGCAGCAGAGCAAGGAGCTATTCCGGGCGTTATGGAAACGAAATACGGACACGGTATTACACCAAACCAAACATACAAAAAAGATTTAGATGAATTGGTTCCACATCAAGAGCGTATGGATTGGGCAGGACTACGTGAGCAACTAAAAGACACAGGTATCCGCAATTCAACACTAATGGCACTGATGCCAGCAGAAACAAGTGCGCAGATTGCAAATGCTACAAATGGTATTGAACCACCACGTTCGCTTATTTCAGTTAAGCAATCTAAGCACGGTGTACTAAAACAAGTTGTGCCAGAATACAAACGACTAAAGAACAAATATGATCTACTTTGGGATCAGCGTAGCCCAGAAGGTTATATCAAAATTATGGCAGTGCTACAAAAGTATATTGATCAAGGCATTAGCGTAAACACAAGTTACAATCCAATCTACTTTGAAGATGAAAAGATTCCTATGAGCTTGATGTTACAACATATGTTGATGTTCTACAAATACGGTGGCAAACAGTTATACTACTTTAACACGCATGACGGGCAAGGCGAACTAGACGTGAGCAAACTTGTTGGTGAAGCAGAAGAGCCGCAAACAAATGGCTATCACATTGAAGATGATGAGGCGTGTGAAAGTTGCGTAATTTAAGATTGACAAACGGGCCTGACCCAATTATAATTTAACACATACAGAGAGAGGAATATTATGAGCGTATTTGACGTAGAAAATCGTGCCAACCATACAGAGGTATTGGCGTTTTTAGACCCGACAGGCGGTCCCACAATCCAGCGTTATGATACGCTAAAGTATAAAAGTTTTGACAGTTTGACAGACAAACAGTTAGGATTTTTTTGGCGTCCTGAAGAGGTAGACATCTATAAAGATGCCAAAGACTTCAAAGGTTTAACTGACCACGAACAGCATATTTTTACAAGTAATCTCAAGCGTCAAATTCTATTAGATAGTGTGCAAGGTCGTGCACCAGTGGAAGCATTTGGTCCTGTAGTATCATTGCCAGAACTAGAAAACTGGATTCAAACATGGACATTCAGTGAAACTATTCACAGTCGTAGTTACACTCATATCATTCGTAACGTGTACAGCAATCCAAGTAAAATCTTTGATGAAATGTTAGACATTGAAGAAATTGTAGATTGTGCAGGTGATATCTCAAAGTACTACGATGACTTGATTGAACAAGCAGGCTATTATAACTTGCTTGGAGAAGGCACACATACAATCAACGGCAAGAAAGTCAAAGTTGATTTATATGAACTAAAGAAAAACATTTGGCTCACACTTATGAGCGTGAACATCCTAGAAGGTGTGCGTTTTTATGTTTCATTTGCTTGTAGTTGGGCATTTGCCGAACTTAAGAAAATGGAAGGCAATGCTAAGATTATCAAACTGATTGCACGTGACGAAAACTTGCACCTAGCAAGCACACAAATGCTATTGAAGTTGTTGAAGAAAGATGATCCGGACTACACCAAAATTGCAGAGGAAACACAAGAAGCCTGTGTTCAAATGTTTGTAGATGCTGTTGAACAGGAAAAGGCTTGGGCAGACTATTTGTTCAAAGACGGTTCGATGATTGGATTGAATTCGCAGTTGCTTGGAGAGTATGTGGAATACATTGCGGCCAAGCGTATGCAGAATGTGGATCTAAAAGGTCCATACACAAACACACGCAACAATCCGTTGCCGTGGACACAGAAGTGGATCTCAGGTGCTGATGTACAAGTGGCTCCACAAGAAACAGAAATCACATCATACGTATCAGGTGGTACAAAGCAGGATGTGAGCACAGACACATTTAAAGGATTTTCACTATGATACACATTTGGGGTAAACCAGCATGTCCAAGTTGCACAAAAGCCAAAGCATTATGCGAACAGCGTGGCTATCAATATGAATATTTAGAAATGGGCAAAGACTTTGATAGAGAAGCAGTTCTCACAGAGTTTCCAGAAGCACGTACCTTTCCACAGATTGTTGTAGGCGGACAAAAGATTGGTGGCTACGAACAATTTATAAAATATATCGAAGACACTAACTACACAGGAACAGGATACTCATTATAATGTTGATTGAAGCACCATATAAAAAGAATGACACAATCACTTTCCGTACAAGTGCAGGTGAAGAAGTTGTAGCACGTTTCGTAGAAGAAAACGACAAAACACTCACAGTAACTAAACCTATGGCATTGATGCAAAATGGTGGCGGCTTTGGACTAGGACCGTGGTTGCTAACAGCAGATCCTGCACAAAATATTGCGGTAAATAAAAGTGTAGTTCAGTTTGTTGTAAAGACACAGTCAGATATGGCAAGTCAATATACACAGGCAACCACAGGACTAGCAATGCCAGGATAAATTTATGGGTGGTTTAGTAGCAAGAAAAACTGATAGTTGTACAACAGGACATTCGTGCGATACCACAACCACCCTTAGTAATGGGCAAGGCTCAGTGTTTGCTGAAAATCAACTAGTTGCACGAATAGGTGATCCCACTGTATCACACGATGTTCCGACTCCAGTACCAGATGGCGAAGGAGGAACAACAATTGTTTGTCTTCCTCATACAGGATCGGTTAGAACAGGAAATAGTACTGTTTATGCAGTGAACAAACTTGTAACATTTATTGGTCAAACAGTTTCGTGTAATAATGGTCAAATAACAAGTTCAGCATCAACTGTATATGTTGAGGCTTGACAAACTATTAAAAATATACTATTATAAGACATAGGCAATTAGAAAGGCAAACTATGAACAAGATTATTTTGACTGATGCAGATGGTGTATTACTAAACTGGGAATATGCATTTTGTTGCTGGATGGAGCAACATGGTTACAAACAAATAGAGCAGGGCAATCGCTATTATGACATAGGTGAACGTTTTGGGATCACAAAAGACGAAGCTAAAGAAAAATGCAAAATTTTCAACGAAAGTGCTGCAATTGGATTTCTTCCTAGTTTACGTGACAGTATGTATTATGTAAAACGTTTGCATGAAGAACACGGTTATACTTTCCATTGTATAACAAGTTTGAGCCTTGATGAGAGTGCCTATAAACTACGAAAAATGAATCTTGA